AATATGCCCAGCGTGTAACAAATCCCAAGAACTACAAGTAAATCCTACTGGACGGCCAACAAACTCATCCGACAAAGCTAGCATATTAATTTTCCTTTACCTTTTTTCACCCAATTATTAATTGTAACCCTACTAACATTTAGCCTTAACGAAGCTTCTTTAAAGGATTCATATACAACTCCAAGAATTTCAACAGATTTGTATGCCTTTTTATTTGGTATCCCTTTTCTTTTTTCTGCGGCTTTTTTGTGATTTTGAAACCAATCAGAAGTTCTTTTTTCCGCAGTTTTTTTATTGGATTCCTTTATTCTTTCTATAACTTCAGGACTGTGATGGTAACCAATCCTATTATATGTTTTTCCCTTCTTTGAAAAACTTATTTTATTTCCCCACTCTTTGCGCTCCTCAAGAGTTTTATTTTTCCAATTGGCAGATAAAGAACTTGCTCTTTTTTTTATTATTTGTTTTTTATCTTGTTCTCCATAAAATAAAAGTGTATTTCCTCCGGTGCCGCCTTTTGCTATATTATAATTAGGTTTTAATAAATCTATATAATATATTTCTTTTTCATTGATATCTTTTTCATCAAAACAATCACAAATTTTATAAATCTTGAAATTAATTAAACCATATTTTTGTATGGATTCTTTAATAATTTTTCCACTACCATAATATAAGCTATCGTAATTTCCATATTTTTTACCGATATAAAACTTGTCATTAATTAAATTTATTACACAGTAGATATAACCAAACATATGAATTTTCTCCTATTAATACATATTTATAATAATCGAATGTTCAGTATGTTAAATTAATGTCCTATTTTCAATCTTTCAATCAATGCTTCAATCTCTGCTCGTAATTGAGCATTTGCATAAGGCAATCTAACTTTAATCCTGTGTAGGAACTTTATTAGTTCCCGATTGTCCATATCTATCTGTATCATTTATACTTATGTTCTTAATAAAAACTTTTCCATCTTTTTGTTCATATTTTAAATTATCGCCTACTTTCCAACCCATTTCTTCCATGAGTTCATCAGGTAATTCAACGATAGCATCACCATTCTCACAAATCTCCAAAACTTTACTTGTATAGGTTTTCATACTTGCTTTACCTCAATATTACATTTTTTTAAAAACTTAATACCCATGTCATCACGATATGTATTACGATAATACACAGAATTAATACCAGACTGATGAATTAATTTAGCACAATCTAAACAAGGTGCATGAGTTACAAACAATGCTGAACCATCACTCGAATTGGTGCTACGAGCAATCTTTGCAAGTGCATTTGTTTCTGCATGGAGAACTTCAGGTTTGGTTTTCAAAGAATAGTGAGAACCATCTTCATCTAAGAATTGATACTTATCATCCAATTCTATGTAGGTTCTTTTCTCACATTCATTTTCCCAACCACTAGGCATACCATTATAACCAATGCCAATGATTGTGTTATCTTTTACAACAACACAACCAACTTGTAATCTTTTAGCGGAAGATAACTGAGAATATACCTCAGCTGCCTTCATGTGAGCATCAAGATACTTTTTCTTCATTCTTGTTCCTGCTTAGTTTTGCTAACTTAGCACGAGCAAAAGAAACTTCAGCATCAATCATCATGTGTTTAAAATTGCCACGCATATCTGTTGGCAAAGTTGCCAATAGACGCTTTGTTGATTTGCTTAATTTAAAATTTGAGGTTGTTTTCATAATATATCCATTATAACAGATTTAACAAAGTGATGCGGCAATATTGCTAGTTACGGGCTCTAGCGCTACCCTATCGTTGTAGCCGTTTTGTCCACGATTCGCAACTTAGCGGTCCTAAGGTGAATACTAATATAATTGGTCTGGTTTCTTACCAATATTATATTTTGTTACCAATTCCCATTCATGCTTTTCTTTGAATGAAATAATTTTGATTTGATGTAGTGGTGCAATATTGTCAATCATAATTTGTGGATTAACAATGGTAATTAAACCCCATTCTTCCAACAACTTAGCGATTGCATTTCGTCTTTGAATGTCATTTTCTGAAATATTGGATGGCTTACCATCTAAAGCAAATAGTTCTTTGAAATGCACGATGTAATACTGGCCTTGCTTATGTAAAATATGGCAAGACTGATATAGAATTCTTTCTTTGCGTGATGACACACCGATCCGTGTTAATGTTTCACGGACTTTTAAAAAGTCATCCTGTTCGTTGAGTGTTATTTCAACGAACTTGCTTAAATCTACCATGATGTTTATCCACCCGTATTGGTTTTTTCTTTTAGTTTTTGGATTTGTTCATCACTAAGTAAGCGCAAAGCTTCACAAGCTTTGGAATCTGATAGACCGTAGATTAATTTCACACATTCTATATCTTCACTTTTCTCAGACTTTACCCACTTGGCGAAAGGCCTCTTTTGGGACCTTACTGTATTTAGTAAAAAGTCATTTTGAAGTTTTTTGTCAAGAAAATGCCTACGATTCATCTCATTGGCGTAGATTATACAGTCTTTATGATACGATAGTGAACGATTAACCATGAATGGTATGTAATCTTTTTCTGTCAAATCATCAACTATAATCTGCTTTTTGTTTTGAAGTATGGCATTTACATAGTCGAATGGATTACTCATGTCATCATCCTTACTAAACCAATTGTATCAATAGTAGTAAGTAATAAATAATTAGCAACCATTCCAAAAGACTTACGGGTGTAAGCAGACCACAAATACATGGCACAACCACATATCCAAATTGGATATAGTATAAGAAGTGGTGGATTAGGAACTGTGAGAGCCATTGTAATAGAGCATCCAATAGAAATTGCCCATGCTAATAACTCAACAACAAAACGAAGCGGATGAGATTTCCAATCGTCACGGATCCAATCAAAAATATTGAAAATTATTTCATTCATTTGAATTCAACACTAATCATTAACTCAGTAAGGCAAGCTACGGTGTTTATCTCTTGGTCAGCAACAAATGCTCCCTTATATTGGTAGTCAGCCAAAATAAGAACGGCTTGTGGGATAGATTGTGGTTTTAAAACATCATATAAGTTATCATACAGTTTACGATAAAATGCTACAGCATCTATATCATTACTTGCAACCCATTTACGAATCGCACCAAAATCTTTATCTTTGATATATTTAACAATATCATTAATCGTTACATCAGAAATTTGAGATAGGACACCTGTATCAATTTTACCAAGTTGAGAATAACGTTGCAACTCATTAATAGCACGGCGAAAATCTGGAAAGTGTTTCTTGATTAATTCTGCAATAACCTTATCATCATACTCAACATTTTCACTTTGCAGAACAAACTGAACCCGCTTCATAAACGCAGAGGCCATCTGAGCCTTTTCGTTGCTCTTTAGTGTAAAATCAATAACTGCACATCGACTATGGAGAGGTTCAATTAATTTGTTTTTAAAGTTACAAGTAAAGATGAACGAACAGTTTCCCGCAAATTCTTCAATGAAGTTTCTCAAAGCAGGTTGAACTGATTCGGCATTACAGTAATCTGCTTCATCAATGATAATAACTTTTCTGCCGCCAGCAAGCGACATAGATGAAGCAAAGTTTTTGATTTTGGTTCTAAAGGTATCAATCAAACGACCCTCATCAGAACCATTTATGACCATAACATCACATCCAATTTCTTCACACATGGCTTTTGCAACTGTGGTCTTACCGACACCAGCACCGCCACTCAAAAGAAGATTTGGTATGTTACTTTGATTAACATATTCCTGAAACGGTGTTTTTAGCCGTTCAGGAAGAATACAGTCAGTAATACTTTTAGGACGATATTTCTCTGTCCATAATAATTGTTCCATCACGATACCTCATAATATAATACAACATAAAATTACTTCTCACTTAACCTTGCAATAACTTCAAGGTAACTATCTTCTACTTCATATGTTACTACACCACAATAAATCATTGTAACAGGAACATCAATACTATCTTTAGTTTCATATACTGCAATCACATGGTCAGGATTAATAGCAATAGAATCCGAAAGATTTCCTTTATATGAATTTTTGAAAATCTTTAACATATTAAGCCTTTGTGAATGTTGAACCAGTTTCAATAGAAACCCAATATTGTAATTCTACATCTTTATGTTTGAAGTTAGAAATACCTTTAGATGATATTTGAACATCATACGAACCACCAAATAACTTAGCAAGATGTTCTGTTTTAAAGATGAAACGGAACTTATCACCATTACCATCAGCAACTTCAAGTGCATCGGTGTGGGCAGAACTATCAGATGAATCAAAGGCAAGAACTGTTACTTTAGAACCATCCGATTCAACAGCAACTTGTGGAGAACCCAACACGCCAGCAGCTTTCATAACCCAATCGAAATCTTCAGCCAATAATGTGAACGACACATCAATAGATGGTAAAGTCAACTGTTTATCTGGTGGAGTATTAATCATTGATGGTTCACAAAAACGATATTTGATTTTACTACGGCCTTTTTGGCCAACAATCTTAACTTCTTTATCACTAAACTCAAATGTTGGATTATCTTTATGTAAAGAAACCACAGATAAGAACTTGTTCAAATCATAGATGCCAAAGTTTGTGGGAATATCTTCTTTGATTGTTACTTCAGCAAGAATGTTCTTGCCTGATGACATGGTTTTTAATACCTTGCCTTGTTTGAAAAAAATACCTTGATTGATATTACCAAAGTTTTTAAGGACATTTAATGTGTCATTCGATAATTGCATAACATACTCCATATTGTAATTGAAACTTCATTATACTACACTCAATACTACTTTTCAGGCGAATATTTAACATCATGTTCATATAGAAACATTAGGCAACACATAGCATGAGCTAAGTGATTCTTTCCTGTTTCTTGGTCATTTTGTTCACCTTCTTTCCATGCCCAAAGGTGTCTTTGTAATGCATCAAAATACCTGCGCTTGGAATCTGGTACATATTTCCAATTATCAGGTTCATATTTCTGAGCACCAAATGTTAAAATATCAACTGTTGCTTTTAATGCAAGTGGTGGTAGTAAACCATATTGAGGTTTACCACCATCAAACTTGCGGCCACCCGTTGTGGCATTTTGTGATGCTTTTATAATATCAGAAGATGAAGCACTTTCATAGCCAGGTTGGTATGGTGCTTCTTTAACAAATTTTTCTCTTAAAGATTTAATCTTTTCTTCTTGAGGAATTTCTGGTAATATAAATGTTGACATCTTATAGTTTGCCAGTAAATTGTGCAACAGCTGGCATATTACCAGTAAATGCATATGTACCAATATGTTGCGTTTTCATCCAAGGACATAAGAAGATTTTACCACCAATTTTACGCCACATTTGGCAGAACATATAATCTTCACTTAGATATCTTTCTGAACCACCACCTGTAATAGATTCGGTAGTATCAATAACTGTATCAAAGTAGGCATGAATATATCGACTACCATCAAAGTTAGCTTGGCCAACATGGTCTGGTTTGTATTTAATCAACGGATAGGCCTCTTGCATCTTTTCGAATACATGGCGTTTGATTAACATATGACCAGTTCCAATCTCTAATACTTCGAGTGGATCTGATACTTGAAATGATTGTGTTCCTTTAACCACATTGAAAACATATTCACCCACCAAGTTTTCTAATTCTTTTGGGTCTAATTCAGGATGTGCTCTTGCAGCTGCAGCAATATTACTCCAATTGATAGATTTTTTAGGATAGGGACCACCAATTACATCTTTGTCTAATGCGAGTAGTGCGATGATGTCTTGTGGTGAGTAATGAATATCCGAATCAATAAACAACATATGTGTATAATCGGTTCGGAGAAATTCGTCTACCAGATAATTACGAGCTCTGGTAATAAGTGATTCGTTAAATAGGAAAGAAAACTTAGTTTCGATTCCGTATTTTGAAAATGTTGTTTGTAAATCTAAGCAAGATTTGATATACAGTCCATGTGCCATACCACCATACATTGGTGTAGCGATAAACAGTTTTTTCTTCTTTAATTCTTCAATGTTGACTTGAATTTCCATACTGTATCCATAAAATAAAAAGAGGTGAGATACTTATATATATCTCACCTCATCTAGTTAAACTACACTAATTTAGGCAAATGCACGTTCGCCTTGTTTGCGAATTGCAGCAATACCAGCGGCAACCATGCGCTTAGTAGGTGTGCCTAAACGATAGAAAGAAACCTTATCGCCATTAGCATTAACACGGCTATTCAAATAGATAGCATGACCTTCGTTACGCAATTCGTTGATGGTCGCAGATGGGTTAGCGACACCAAAAACGGATTGCATCTTAGCAACTGTAAGGGTGTTATAAGAACTATTTTTTGTCAAATATGACAATACTTTTTGCTTTGCAGACATTGTAAAACTCCATAACATTAAAAACGAATCATCTTGTTGAGAGCATCTGAAGTGTGATTCGAACCTCAAGATATGGATATAAGTATATACTTTTAAAATGAATAAGTCAAGCGTTTTACGGCAGACTT